TATCTTAATAAGAAGGTGAAATAGATGCGTAAACTTTCAATGATGGGTAGCAGTAAATATGAATTTGAGCCATGGAAGTTTGAGAAAGATGTAAAAAAGAATAGAGAAATATATAGAAGAAAAGAAGAAGAAATTACAAAAGTTTTAGAAGAATTTATAAAT